ATCGTAACATAGACCCCTGCATACTTTATCTCATTGATATAGCGACTAAATGCTTCTTGTTGGTGAGTCGTCACGGGAGTGAGTGTACCTACATTATCGGTAGCTATCTTAATAACAATACGGCTCTCTGTAGGGGAGTCTGTAACAGCACAATACTTGATGACTTTACTTGCCTCAATCTCTTCTTCCGTACGATTAGTATTGTTGAACTTGTCGCTATCAGGTAATAAGTCAAATCCGTATTGAAAGGCTAAAGCCTTGCTATGGTACCACTTAGCTGTACCAGGTTTAAGCTCGGCAAGGCGTTTGTCTATATCCGCCCTATGTATGTCAAAAATCTTTTCCAAACTCCATATAGCCACTGCTATAATATAGACCCACAAGCGCCATATAGCTACTTTGGAGGTACTGTTGAGCTCATTAAGGGCGGGCTCTTGCGTCTTGGCTTGGTAGATAAGGGTTTGTATTTCCTGAATGCTTCGTGCCATAGGTTAATGATTGATAATTAGGGGTTGTAAACTCTCAATGCGCTGTTTGCCTTTCTCAAAGTACTCTTCGTCTATCTCGGTAGCAATGCCACGCATACCCATATTGTGAACGGCTTCCATACAACTCATAGAGCCAGCAAAGAAGTCAGTTACTACTATCTCATTGTGGGGTTTGTCTTTCGGAATAACCAGCGCTAAAAGGCGTTCCAAAAGCCGCACAGGCTTCTGTGTCGGGTGAATAGTCTTGTAATGATCTCGTACTTGCTTGATGATTGTTTTTTCGGTTAAGCCATTACAAATAGAAGCTAATGCATTCACTGCTCTATCACCACTATTTCTAATATCAGTCGTAACACTATGTTTGGTAAATCTTGTATTTAAATACCAATCACTACGTTTATTATCCAAAAAATCTTGTAAATAATTTAGCTTTTCAGTATTCTTTAATGCTGATTTTATTTTGCTGATATCTTTTACAATACTATCAATATCGTGCCCTTTCATTTCAGTATAAGGTACTTTCACTTTATTGATAATTCCCCCTCTTGTTAGTATAGATATGGTTTCGTGTATCCTATTCATTGTAGAAAGTGGAGAGGTACCCATACTTTTATCCCAAATCACCTCCTCTTTAAATACAAAGCCTAAGCCGTCTAATATGGTATTCCAACGATAGAATGATGTGCCACGCCCGAACATCACAATAAAGCCTTTCTTTGTAAGTAACCGCTTACATTCGGCAAAGAATTTGTGCTCGTCAAAAGGGCGTTCCAGCTTTTGGTTTTTGAGGTACAGATAAGGTGGGTCAATGCAAATCACATCAATACTCTCATCAGGAAGGGTTGCCATTACCTCTAAGTTATCGGCGTTGTATAATTGTAGGTTATTCATAAGGTTTTTATTCTTTACTTACTATAAAATCTAAGTTAATCGCCCATATACTGATGCCTTCGAGGCGTTCAAAAACTTGCTCATCTTCTTTAGAAAAGGCTGTGGCGGGCTGCAAATTCTTGGCAGTGTAGTAGCCGAATATATCTTTGTTAATAAAGGCTTCTGCCGGTAATACTAAGGTTTTGCCCGCTACTACATCATCAGTGATGTTAAGGGCGTTGGCTTCGGCAAACTCAAAGATACTTTCTATTGTGCCTGTATGTTGTAGGGCGAGGTCGAGGAGGCTTTGATTATGTAGGGCGGTGATTGTCATTTTGTTTTACCATTGAGTTGCTTGTATTTTTTAAGTTCTGCTAAAAGTTCCTCTACGGAAGCCTCTAAGTCCTTAATGCGGGCATTGGCTTTCTTGAGTTCCTCGATTGCATTGGCATACTTAGCCCCTAAGTCTTCTATCATCTCTCGGTATATCTTCACGGCTTTGTCTACATTGTCCAGTTCGTTGGTTTGTAACTCCATTTGTTGTTTTGGTCGCCCAAAAAACCAACCCGCCAAGCCCGATAATACCATTCCGATAAATGAGCCAAAATGCTCCTTAAGTACTTCTGTTATCCATTCCATATATGAATGTGTTTTTTAATTAATTGTTCCTTTCCCTTCACTTGTAGTAGCGCCCGCATAAGTCCCCGCCTGAAGGGTGATTCCTGCCCTCACTATTACCTCGCCACTCTTGACAAAGGAGTCAATAAGGCTTGCCAATCGTTCGGCATACTCTTCCATACTCGGTTCGGTTTTGGTAAGCATATCCCGTTGAAGGGAGATAATGCCTTGTTTGAGTTGTTCTTTGTTTAGTGCCATAGTTGGTTTATTTTGTTGTTAATCTCTTCAAACTTCGCTATGTTCTGTGGGGCAAAGTTACCAGGACCCGCAGGGGTTTGAATGATAGCGTTTTTAAGGTCGTTTAAAAGGTCGTTTAAAAGGGTTTTAAAGTCTGCTTGTTCATTTTTAAGTTGCAATTTACCATCTTCTATCTTTAGGGTAAAACCTCCCAAGATGCATTCTACTTTCTCCAGCTCGGAGGTTCCTACTACTATTGCCGTTTCTTTGTTGATAAAAGCCACACATACCAGCGAACCTATTTTTGGTTGTAGGTAAAAACCTCCCTTATCAAAGTCTACTACTAAATATACATCGTTAATAGGTGAACTACCATCTAAGGGGCTTACATCAGCAGTTTTAGCCTCCTCATCTACAGAAGTTACTCTACATACCTTAACATATAGTTCCTGCCCTGTATAAGCCAATTGTTGTATCAGATCTTTTATCATAGTGCATTCCCTAATTCAATCTTTTGACGATAGCCGTTTGTACCAAAACTAATCTCATTCTTTTTCACTAAATAAGTACCACTATTGCCATCGGAGGCGTGTATTTCCACCATATCGCACTTGCTTACTTCGGGTACACCAAAGGTTTCAAAAGAGCCCTTAAAACCACTTTGCTTGTATCTTTCCAACGCCTGCATTGCGTACTTCTTTAGTTCCTCTTCTGTCAGTCCATCTATGCGGAGCTTTATTACTTCTCCGTCTTTGTCACCATATTCGTAGGTGAGTTTCTTATGCTTGGCGTTAAAGCTCTGTGCCTCCACTCGTACCCTTATATCATCTTTATCACGGTAAGTAAAATCCTCACTGATGATATTTTTGCCGTGCTTAAAAAGGTGTTTTTCGCGATTGTCTATAGGGTAGGCTAATCCAATGTACAACACCGATTCTCCGTCTATAAGCCTAAAGTAACTACTAAGCATTACCTTGTCTTTTAGCTCTTGCAACTCTTGCGATACGTTGGGCTGGGTGATACGCCAGGTTCCTACTTGTATATTATCATCAATGAGTTTGTAGCTAATATTTGTGCCTTTGAGCAGATGTTCCACTATCTCTTTGAGGGTAGCGTTCTTAAAGGCTTTAGGCTCGGCTTTTAGCGTTTTTAGTAGAAACATGCCATCTTCACATTTTATGGTGATAGGCACTTTGGCATCTACCGAACGCACGTAACCTGCAAAGCGTACTTTTAAGTCATCATCATAACCGAGTTCTACCGTAATGCGATCGCCTCGCTTGATTGGGGGCATACCTTTTTCACTTATATACCCTTGCCAGCGAATATTGCGTGGCAGTTTTAGTTCACAGGTGTCGGTAAGGCTTTCCATATCTTCTACAATGTTACACTCGGCTACCGAATTGAATTGCCAGCGGGTGCTACCTGTCTCAATGGTTATTCTACTTACTAATCTTAACATACTCGTCTTGTTGTATTTGTTTGATTTCGTAAGGCTCATCGGAAAGCATTTGTATCTGTACGCTCTGGCGATTGCTGTGTGTTTCCTGTTGCAAAGAGAAGGAAGTCACCACAGCAGAACGAATCCCAAAAGCATATAGAAAATCACTTTCCACCTCTACAGTTTGTGGCGTAGTGAGCAGTTTTCTAAGAGTTTCTACACGACTTATAGGGTAGTCTTGCTTTGGCAATAAAAACTCTTCGTCTGTCTGCTCGTCTGGCTCTCCTTCATAGTCTGTTAATGCTATATCCAAAGTAATACCATAGTCGCCATTACTAATATACTCCTTGATTGTACCATCTCTCCCTTGTAGGGAAGTAGTTACAATATTGCGCTCTTGGGTGACAGAAATAACCACTTCCTGAAATAACAGGCTATAACGCTCGCCCTCGTGGTGGGTACTCATACGCAAGGAGGTAAGCCAAGGGCGATTTTCTAAGTCACTCATTGTGACAAACTCGCCATCAAACTTCTTAACCTCTAAGGGCTTGCCCGTTTGCATACCAAAGCGAAAAGCCAAGTTTAAGGCTACCGTTTTAGCAATTGTTTCTGGCTGTGGTTGAAAATTAAAATCAATCATATTTGTCAATCATTACCCCCTGCAAAGTCGGCAGTAGCAGTTAGTAACACTTCTCTTACTGCTTGTAGGAGTTGTTGTTTATCTAATCCTTTGTCGGCATTCATATAGATATTAAAATTATCCATCATCTTTCCAATACTAAGGTTACGCACTTTGTTTTCGCTTCTACTCTTATCACCTCCTACCCCCGTGCTATTCATTGTTTTGGTAGCTGCCACGCCCCCAACTGTGGGAACAGTAGGTTTATTTTTAGTAAGGTCAAAGCTATCTTTATTCTCTACTACCGTTACTTCTTGTGGCTTATCGTCTTTTTGGGTGTTAGCCTTTTCCTCATCAGAGACTAAGTCCATATTCCTACGAAACTCCTCCACACTCCCTGAAGCATTGGCCGCCCATTCCCAACCAGTGAGCTCGGCAACCCATCCTAATATCTTTTGTAGTGGTGCCATTATTACATCTAATAACACCAAGCCTATACGCTTAAAACCTGCTAAAATACCTTCTGACTTAAAGGCTTCGACGATGTTATCCCAATGCCTTTTTATCATCATAAAGGCACTAATGAGCATACCTATAGGACCTAAGAGGAGTAGCATAGTAGAGCCAAAGGAGTCAAAATAGCTAATAGCTACCGTAACATATCCTATAAGCACCCCTATAGCACTTACCACCAGCATAATAGGGTTCATATTCATAATAGCGTTCAGAATTCCTTGTGCCACGGCCATTCCCTTGGTAGCCACCGAACAAATATTTGTCCATAGGGCGGCCCTTTTTTGTGCGTTAGTAAGAAAGGAAAAGGTATTAATCAAGACGCTTCCTATAGGCGCAAGTCCTGTCATTTGTTGAACAATATCACTTAGTGCTCCTGCGTATCCGAATGCCCCTCCTGTTGCGTTGAAAATAGAAATCTTAAAATCTTCTACTTGAGCGGTAAGGCGCGCATTCTTTTCAGATGTACTTTCCATGATCACCCCTGCTTGCTCTACGGCTGAGTTGGTTCCCTCAATACTTTTGCTCATCGCTTCGGCCTCATCAGCGGTATTGATAAGGGCAATAGCAGCAGCCATATTCTCCTTTCCAAATACCTTAGTCATCAGGGCAGTGTCGCCCTGTATCTTACGCAGGGTTTTCAATCGCTCGTGCAAGGGCACACTACTATCGGCTAAGTAATCGGTACTGATCCCCGCTTCCCTAAGTCCATCGGCAGCAAGTTTGGAAGTAAAGCGACCCTCTGAAAGAGTAGTCAGTACGTTACGAAGGGCAATCCCTCCTTCACTTCCTTTCTTACCTGCCTGATCTAATAGCTGAATATAGGCGTTGGTCTCGGCAAATGATAGACCCGTAGTCTTAGCTACCATACCCACCTGCTCTAATGCTTGCTTGATTTGCGGGAGTTCGGCCGACCCATTTTGGGCAGCGGCGGACATCACATTCATCATCTCTGTCATCACCTTTGCCGCCTTGATAGGGTCTTCCATACTCACCCCGAATTGATTCAGTGAAGTATTGAGTACATCCGTAGCGGCTATGGTATCGCCTCCCATTTGCTTGGAGAGAATATTCACATTCTCACCCATCAGCTTCATTGCTTCGCTATTCTTCGCGATGTCTGGGCTAAGCTGTGAAAGCATCATCTTATAGGCTTCCACATTATCTACTGCCGAAGTACCAAAGGTTTTAGCAGTTTCACGTGCGGCCATTTCTATAGCTTTGAGGCCTTCGCCTGTAACTCCAGTAATGGCCGAGAGTTCGGATAAGTTCTTTTCAAGGGCTATGCCGGGAGCATATAAGTTAGCCGCTGCTGAGGCTGCCCTATCAGTCAGATTAAGAAAGGCCTCAAAGTTTATGTTGGATAGTTTTGTACTTTCCTCTATCGTTTTAGATACTCCTTCTATAGCCTTAGTGGTATTTTCGGAAAAGGTATTCAGAGTCTGATTAATCTGGGTAATCTCTGCCTGTAGTATATCCATGTTTTTGAACAAGGCTACAAATACAGCAGAAACCTGATTATCTCCTGCTATATTGAAATTTATACCATAATTAAATGTATTATTCATTTCTTTTTTGTAACTTTGCCTTGTTAAACTTATACTACTATGAAAACACTATTTTGGCTTGTTTATATCCTATCTTTTATAGTATTTGTGATAAGTTCCATACTATGGAATCTTTACGAAGTGGGGGGTATTAGTATCTACATCAGCTTACATATATTTTTCTTTTGCTTGGTATATAGCAATATCTACCCCAAAAAGGTAAAACTATCCACCCATAAGTACCTTAAATAACTCTGCTTGGTTTTGCATACGCCAATGCTCTAACCACATTGCCTGGGCATAGAGTTTACACCACTGACTGGCTTGCAGACTTTCGGGGTTTACCCCAAAGTTAGCACGAATCAGTGCCTCAGCTTTCCACTCTTCTTTCTCACTGGGCTCACTCTGTAGTGAGCCTATAAGTTTTTTGCGGTTGCCCTCGTTTTTTGTACCCTTAGCATTAGGGCTTCTACTGCTTTGAGTTTGAGCATATCGCGCCCCACAATAGCCTCATCAGCTCTCACTACATAGTTCAGGTAAGCCACTTCGGCGGCTTTCACCTCGTCGGTCTTGGAGATCTTGGTCATTGCTTCCAAGTGTTTGAAGGTTGGCTCTTTGAAGATCACTTGATGAGTCTGCCCGTCGGCTTCTACTTCCACCAATACCAACTCGCCATGTTTCTCTTTAAGGGATTGTATTTCGGCTTCCGATAGCCCACAAATAGTAGCAGGTTCGGGGACTTTGTTTTCTTCTACAAACATAAACGTTTCTTTTTCCATAATAATTAAATGCTTTTATCTACTACGTGGCTTACAATAAGAGGTAATTCTACTTCTTTGTGCATATCGCCCTCCTTCCATTCAAAAGATGTTTTTTGAAACTCACAATTCTTTAGTATATGGGTTACCAGTGGCTGATTATCGGGCTGATAGTTCACCGTGATAGGGAAAGGTGCAATGCGGTGCAATTGTCCTTTAGGGGCTTTGGATTTCAGAGCCATTACAGTTGAGGCAAGCACAGTGATAGAAGCGGTAGTCTTCACTCTGCCATACCCACGACTCACGGGGTGGCGACCTGCACCATATACGTTCTCTTTTTCTTGCTCCTCTTCATACTTTATGGCAACAATACCCGTAACGGGCACGCCCCCGATAGTGCAGATGATATCTGCCCATCCATACTCTCTTCCGTTGATAAGGGGTTCTAATTCTAACATTTTTAAAGTGCTTTTAAACAGTTATTAAATTGCTATACATTAAGGGCAAATCCAATAGATACTTCTATCTCACGCATAGTGCCTACAGGTACTATTTTGAGTACTATCTCTAATTTGGAGGTCTGTAAAATGCGCTGGCGTGGGTTGATATACACCTTATAGCCGCTGAGTTCACCGTTACGTTTCATTGCATCCAAAGGCTCTTCACAAAGAGCATTGATAGCTGACACAGTAGCTGTTTGTAGGTTACCTGTATCGGGGTCAATATAGGCAGGGCCTGAAACTTTAGGCACAAGTACACGGTTTAGCTCACGGATAGCCTTGTCTATAGTACGATTGTTCTCTATATAAGCAAAGTCACTGGTGGCGGCTGTTGCCGTAAAGCTATCGTTAAAATAGGTGCCTGCGTTACCTGCATATTGAGTAAGGAAAATATACCCTTTGCCGTGCAAGGCTTCTACTTGTGCAGGGGTAAGGCTTCCAAGCTTGGTGCCGTCCGCTAAAGCGGGTACATCCAATTCAAGGGCTCGCAGCACATCGCCTGTAAGACCTTTATTGTAAGCAACAGTTACTAAGTTCTGTTTCTCTACCCAGCCAATGCTTTCGTGTACGCTGGCTTTGGAAATAGCTCCAAGGGCAGCCCCTATACAACCCACTGCAGGGGTAGTTTGTGCGATATAAGCCCCACGCCCAGCTCCGTCTTGACCTATAACCACACTCACGAGTTCGGCACTTTTGGTGCGCAAATCGGGGAGGTTAGCAATATCTTCGGCTTTTAGTTTAAAGCTATACAAAAGGCTTGCAGGGGTGATACGTTTGGCTAACTCCTTGCCGATAGCGTTTAGCTTGCTAAGAGCGTTGTCTAAGCCCGAAAGTTCGGTTTTGAAGTCGCAAACGGCGATTTGTCGGAGTTTGCCTTGGGCGAATGCCTGCAGAGTCTTTACCTCTGTATAGTTGCCATCAGAGCTTGCTACAGACTGCACATAGAGCTTTGCTCCCTCATTAATACGAAAGAACTCAGTGATATGATAGTGCAATACAGGGTTTGTATTGGGAAAAATCCCTTTACCATTGAGTTCCTCTACTGAAAGTAATAAGGTAGGGGCAACGGCCGTTTCTCCATAGACGATAAGTCCAGAGATATGATCTTCACCCGCCAACTCACGCCCTAAGCCTCCGTTTTTCCTGATAAATTTTACTCCATTCATGGTTATTTGTTTGCTTTAGCAGGGTTGTTTGTTTTATCCTCTGTGTCAGGTTCGTTTGTTTTGTCTCCCTCCTCAATAGTTTTTGGAGTCTCTCTATCTTCGGGGCGCACAACCTTTTTTACCTCTTGGTCTTTGAGGGTAAGGGCGTGGTTTTGTGCGCCGTTCTCGGTGTAGAAGTATTTGCCGTCAGCCGTTTTGTAGGCTACATCAAGCCCTGGATTATCTTTAAATATATTGTCCATGATATTTGTTATTAGTCGTTAGTCACTTGTCACTCGTCGTTAGTCACTAAATTAGCGCTGCGATGTACTTTTTTTGCAATGGTAGAGCTATAAAGTAGTGGCGATAGTTCAATAGATTTGCTTGGTTTAGGGTATCTCTCTTTTCTTCTGAATAGTACTGCTTAGTAAGCCCTGTTTTCTTACGCACAGCATTTACCACAAAAGCTACAGAAGCGGGTTTGTCACTGCTGGTAGGTACCTGGTCAAAGGCGATTTTCTCACCTGCACTGCTATAGTATGGGTGCTGTTCGTAGGTTTTGATTTCAAAGCCTGCAATCACAGGAGACACCTGTCCTTGGCGATAGTTGATTAGCTGGTCACCGAAACGCTCTCTATCCTTGAGTAGAGCATTGTAGTGGTCAAAGCACAACACCAAGCGACGACCTATAGATGGCCAACCTGCCTTATCACACTTGTCTTTAAGTGCGACAATATCATTATAAGTACATTCTGTACCTGCCAGGCTGAGTACTGGAGTTGCTGCCGTGTTTCTATCGGGGGCAATAGTGTGCAAAGCTTTTTTGTACTTACGGACATTGATTTTGTTGGTGTGGCTACGAGTAACCGTATCAATTTTATCGTAACTTGCTCCGATGGTTTGGTCATCGGTAACCTTTGTAGGTTTGGTTTGGTACTTGTCCAATTTTACCACTACCTCTTCATCAGTGTAGTTTTCAATTGCCAAAGGGTAAGCACTATTATTGATGAGCACTTCGGGTTCAAACTCGGTTGTAGGAATGTGAATTACGTTTTGTTCCCCCATTTGGGTTACATCGCCATCCAATTCTTGTACGCCATCCAAAAAGTCGGCTGTACCCCCTTGGGAGAGTGTTTGGTGTACACGTTTCTCCCATATTTCTGGAAAATTCATTGCCATTGTAATACTGTTTTATTCGTTTTTAAATAGGGTTTAAATTATAGTTTTTCACTCTTCACTAAATAGAAGCGATGAGTTTTTGATAAGCTTCGGGATTGCCGTTTTTGAAAGCTAATTTTTCCTCTAAGGAGAGTTTTTGAAAGTCCTCCATAGTAGCCACTCCTGTAGTACCTGTAGGGGTAGTAACTCCTGCGGAGAAAGACTTCTTAGCAGGGATCCCCTCCAGGGTAGCCTTAGCCAATTCAAAGTTCTGCGCAGCCAAGTCGGCAAAGGTCTGCCGCTTATCGGCTGTGATTTTGCCACTCTTGATAGCCTCGTCAAGCATTTGCGCTGTGAGAGCTTCCCTTTGGGCTTTTTCTTTGGCTACATAGGCCGCTACTTGCTCTTCCGATAGGGAGAGCTTTTCCTTGAGTGTGTCTCTGTCTTTGGATAGAGCCAATATAGCCGTTTCAATCTCTTCGGCTGATAGTTCCTTGCAGCTGGCATTCATGCCCAAAGCTACCAAGGCTAATTGTGTAAGTTGTATCTTCATATCTACTGTGTTAATAGGGTTTGTTTTTGAAAAAGACAAGCAAAGTTCCTTGATCTGCTCCTCGGATATCTCTACTCCGTCCATCTGTAGGCGTAAGGCATTAGCATTGCTCGGTATGGGCACTATAGAAGCCTCAAAGAGGGAACATTTTTTAAGGAGAACAGCCCCTCCCTCATAGGCCAAGTCCTTTTTATGAAAAGCAATGCCCATACTTGCCCCTCGGATGACACCTCTTTCCACCTTACCTGCTATCATTTTAGCGTTTTCGTCCTGCATATCAAAGAGAGGTTCAGCAAAGAGTTTCCCCTCCTCTAAGACAACGTTCTGCCAAGAGCCGATGACACTATGGTTATTCTGATTGTGTCCGTCCAACATTACGGGGTTGGCCAAGAATCGCTCTAGGCTGATACCAGCCGATAGTATGTGAAAGCCATAGGAGTTGGCTACCTTTTCATCATTGAGTACAAATCTGGGCATATGCTTTTCTTTTTGGGTTTGTCTGATTTCTGGCGCAAAATTAAGGCGGCTTTCTTACCCCTGCAAAAAGTGGTAACCTCTGGTAACAACATTGTTACTTCTGGTAACAACTCTGTAACCTCTGGTAACAACTTTTTGTTTTTTTTCTGTCCAATCCTCAATTTTGCATTTTATTTAGACTATGGCAAAAACAAAAGACGCTGTTCGTATTAAGGCGGAACAGTATTATATTGAAAATATTGAGGTTACTCAAGCAGAAGTAGCGGAGCTCTACGGAGTACGCCCTGCCACTATTGGTGAGTGGGTAAAGAAGTACGATTGGGAGGACAAGCGTTTGAACTTCCACGCTTCGCCTACTATTATCAAACAGAAGCTACAAGCTGAGACCATTAGGGTAATGAATGGGCAGGAACCTACTTTCTCAGCTTCCGATGTAGGTAAGTTAATGGCTGCATTGGATAGGTGTGAAACACAAGCAGATCCTACCACTGTATATAAGGTACTGAAGGAACTGGACATGTTTATATCACAACAAGACGCTGAGTTCGCGGCTCAATGTACTAAATACCACAAAAAATTCTTACAACTAAAAGTGAAAAATGAGCAAGAAGGATAAAATATATGCTAAACTCTTAGCCGATTACGATAAACATTGCCTATTGATTGCTAAGGCTACTTCGGTAAATATACACGAAACAGCCAAAGAGAGGGCGGCTCGTATTAAGAACTTGGAGGGCGATTATGTGCGCTGGTTTGAATACTATTTCCCTAACTATGCCAAACAGAAGTGTGCTTGGTTTCACGTTCAGTTAGCTAAGATGATAGTGGGCAATAAACGCTTGCGCTTGCTTGCCGAGATGTACCGTTCGGCGGGAAAGTCGGTACATATAGATATGGGGATACCGTTGTACTTGTACTTTGCCAAGAATGATTTGCGATTTATGCTTTTGGTGGGCGAGACTGAACCTAAAGCTAAGAAATTGCTATCGGGTATACAGGCACAGCTGGAACACAATAACCGCTTGCAGAATGATTATGGTAAAAGAGCTTCTGTAGGAGATTGGTCGGACGGATCGTTTGTTACCAATGATGGGGTGCGGTTTATGTCGCTTGGCTTTGGGCAAAACCCACGAGGGGCACGAGAACAATCCGAACGCCCTGACTATATCGTGGTGGATGATGTGGATAGCAAGAAGTCTATCCATAACGACCGCATTATGCGTGAAAGTGTAGACTATATCACCGAAGATGTATGGGGGTGTTTTGACAGTGAGGACAACGCTACTGAACGCTTTGTATTTGCTAACAATAACTTCCACAAAAACTCGATCACGAACCGCCTTAAAACGTACTTCAATGAGGTGATTAACACGCCCAAAGAGGAGGGTAGTTATGAAGATAGTCCGCAAACAGAGTTCAAAATACTTACGGTGTGTGCAGTGAAAAACTTGCAAGACTTTACTCCTGAATGGCCTGAAAAGACTTCGGCGGAGTACTGGCGTAATAAGTTTAAGAGTATGCCCTACCGCTCGTTTATGCGGGAGTATATGCACACCCACATAGAGGATGGGGCTATCTTTAAGTACGAGGATATTCAGTATAAAAAGGCACTGCCACTGAGCAAGTATGATAACCTTTGTTTTTATGGCGACCTTTCGTATAAGGAAAATGCGGACTACAAAGCCCTGATTTTGGTGGGCAATATAGGCAAGGAGTTTCATATACTGCTGTGCTATATGCAGCAAAAAAGCCGTGCGCATTGTGCTAAATGGCTGTATGACCAGTATGAGAAGTATCGCTTAGACCGCTACAATGTACGTTATATGATTGAGGGACTTTTTGCGATGGATGAGTTTGTAAGCGACTTTGACCAAGAGGGCGACAAACGAGGGTACTATATCCCTATCGTAGCTGACAAACGAAGTAAGGCAGATAAATTTGACCGTATAGAGAGCCTTGCGGGCTATTTTGAGCGCAAAAATGTGTGGTTCAATAGTGAACAGAAAGACGCGGATATGCAGGTGCTTATTGACCAGTTCTTAGCTTTTGAAAAAGGTTCGGGTGCTCACGATGATGGACCCGATGCCGTGCATGGAGCTTTTAAATGGCTCATAGGTCGAAATAGACAAAGTAGTAACCAATATGCCTTCGGGGCGAGAGTTAATAACAGATACTAATATGTTCCTAACAAAAGAAGATTTAAAGAACAATATCTACTCCTACCAAGTAGAGCAGATTACCGAAGGGGACGACACTATAGTATTGCAGGCGTTAGATACTGCCGAGCAGGAAGTAAAGTCCTACTTCTACACCAATGACAAAAAGGAGTACTTGGACGGCAGACCGCGCTATGATGTAGAGGCTATCTTTGCCAAACGTGGTGAGGAGCGCAACGCCCTTGTGGTGAGCTTATGTTTATCAGTAGCCAAGTGGTATATCGTTGATTTGTGCAATGCCGATATTATCTATGACCACGCCAAAGAACGTTACGATAGAGCAATAGAGTACCTTAAAAGACTGGCTAAGGGTGAGGTAAATATCAGTTCGTTACCTATTATGCCTCGTACTGAGGAAAGCCAACAACAAACAACTCCTTTCCTCTTTGGTTCCCGTAAAAAATTTAATCACGAATAATGAAAGATATACTCACTAATACAGATTATGACCTT